GCGTTCTGCGAGCCATCGCTTGCGCCCGGCGCAAGCTGCGTCACCTTGCCGCTGGCGGTGATGATGCCAATGACCGCGCCGGTCGCGAGGTTCTGGCCGCTCGCGACGGTGACCTCGTCGCGGCTGTAGAGGTTGTCCTCTTCAAATTTGAGCCAGTCGCCGAGGTAGTTCGATTCAGATTGAACGGGCATGGGTTACTTCGCTCCTTTCCCTCCGGCCAAGGCCAGGCAGGCCTTGACGACGGGATTCTCCTCGAGGTTCTGCGCGGGCTTGGTGCTGGCTTCCGGCAGCACATGGGACCGGATCTCCTCCCTGTCGACCTCGGCCCGCAGCGCGAGCAGTTCTTTGCGGACCTCGGCCGCCGACAGATGCCGGCTGATAAAGTCGCCGGCAAGCGAGGGCCGGCCGGCGATCGAGCACAGGACGACGATCTCGGCTGCCTCGGCGTAGCCCTGCTCGCGGGCTTGGGCCTCGATCGCGGCGAGATCGGGAACGGGCGGACTCGCGGCCGCCTGGGTTGCTTCAGACACAGTTGTGCCTCCTTTCGTGGACTTGGGTTTGGACAACGACTCAGTCATCGCGGCCAGGGCCTCGCGGAACGTCCCGACGCGGTCGGCGAAGCCTTGCGCCACGCTGTCCTCGCCGTAAAGGATGCCGGCTTCGGTCGAGCGCACGGCCGCGGCGCTCAGACCCCGGCGGCGCGCCACGGCATCGACAAACATGCCGTAGAGCCGGTCGACCTCGGCCACGAGCACCGAGCGGGCGCCCTCCGAGAGCGGCTCGTGCGGGTTGAAATCGTTCTTGCGGGCCCCGGCGAAGATCGTCGTGTAGCGCAGGCCGTTCGCCGCGTCCCAGCCGCTTTGATCGAGATGCATGGCGATGATGCCCACCGAGCCGACGCCGCCCGTGCGGGTGACCCAGATGCGGTCAGCGGCCGAGGCGAGCAGATAGCCGGCGCTCAGGGCCCAGTCGTCGACCGAGGCCCAGACGGGTTTCACCCCCGCGGCCTTTTCAATGAGGCTCGCCACGTCCCAGGCGCCGTTGGCCTCGCCGCCGTAGCTGTCGAAACGGAGCAGGATCCCTCGGACCTGCGGATCGGTAGCTGCCTCGAGAATCTCGTTGCCCAACTGCTCATAGGAGGTGAGCCCGGATTGTGCGTCCATCCCGGAGGCGCGGTTGACCAGGCTGCCCGAGACCTCGATGACGGCGACACCGGCGTCGGTGACGGCGTAAGGGTTCCGCGACCGTTGTTCGGTGAACAGTGCCGCGTCCACGGCGGGCGGCTCCAGGCCGAGGCGCGGAGCCAGCACAGCCAGGATCGCCGCGAGCTTCTTCGAATCGATCATCAGCGGCGTGTTGAACACGCGCGAGGCGATATGCGGGAGATGCGTCATTGGACTTGCGTTACAGCCTCCGGCTCGGCCACTCGCTGCCCGTTGGAAGTGGTCTTGCGGGGATCGGAGTCATAGGTCAGCCCGAGGGAGTCAGCCCGCGCGTTGTCGGCGGCGGCTTGCCGGTCGACGTCCTCCTCGTCGTAACCCATCTCGTTGATCACGGCGCTGCGCGGCTTGAAGCCCGCGCGCACGGCTGTGACCTCGGCGTTCATGTCCTTGAGCGGATCGACCCACGCCCAGGAGGGCGGCCGCCATTCGACATCGAGGTAAGCTTCGGGCGCGCGGGTGTAGTCGCGCGCATCGATCGCGCCGGTGAGGGCCGCTGCCTCGATCCACGCGCGCCACACCGGGCGGCAGAACTGAAACACCATCACCTGGTGCTGGAACTGCTCGCAGCGGCGCCGGAACTCGAGCAATCCGGCGCGGATCGAGGAGTAGTTCACACGCTCGAGGTCCCCGGTGAGCTGCTCGTAGGTGATCCCGAGGCCCGCGGCGATGGCGCGCAACTGCACGCGCATGAACTCCGTGTACATGCCGCCCACATCGCCCGGCTCAGTGAACTTCACGTCCTCGCCGGGCAGGAGCTTCACCATCGAGCCGGGCTCAATGCCAGCCAGCGGTGCACCGCTTGAATCCGTCTCGCCCTCGCCGGGCTTTGCGCCGATCACCGGGTCCTCGGGGTTGTTCTCGATGATGAACGCCGCGAACATCGCCGCCAGCTTCTTGCGCACCAGCTCGGCGTCGTCGTATTGATCCAGTTCGTGCAGTTTCACCAGCACCTGCGTGAGCCACGGCTGGCCGCGATGCTGACCAGGGCGCAATGGCTTGTAGATGTGCAGGACGGTATCGGCCGGCACCCGCGTCGTCTCGCCAGCGCTGAAGAACGTGAGCTTTTCGCCCGGGTGTTCGCGGTAGAGGTGGTAGGCCACGCGGCGGCCGAGCTTGTCGAACTCGATTCCGGCGCGGATGACGTTTCCATTCGGGAGATTCTCGTTCTTCGCCGTGGGCAAGTGCTCGGCTTCGAGAAGCTGCAGTTGCAGCGGCACGGTCAGCCCGTCCTCGGGCCGCCGGTCGCGGATGCGTACCAGACACTCGCCGCCTTCGATCGTCGAGCGGCACACCAGCGCCTGGAGCCCGTAGAAGTCGGTCAGGCTCGCGGCGTCGGCCTCATCGGTCCAGCGCAGCCAAAGTTCCTGAAGCCGCCGTTTGACCGCCGGGTCCGGGTGTTTCGATTGCGGCTTGATACCCGTGCCGACGGCGTTGCCGACGAAACTGTCGACCGCGTTGCTGGCCCAGGCGTTGCGGCGCACCATGTCGCGCGAGCGCGCGCGCAGGGCGTCGCCGCCTCCAATGACCAGGGCGTTGATCCCTTCGCTGGAAGGATTCCACCCCAGCGTGCGGCGCGTGCTGGCGGCGGCCTCGTAACCTGCCAGCGCCCGCAGCGGAGCGAACGCCGCCCGCACGAGATTCCGCCAGTAGCCCATCAGAAACCTTTGCTCGTGTAGGTTCGGATAACGCGCGAGCGCGGCCGCGCCGGATCCGCCGCCGCCATTGCGGCTTTCACTTCGGCGATTGCTTTCTTGAGTTCATCGACGCTGCGGTACTCGAGGCTTCGGCCCTCGAACGTCACGCGCAGCGTGCCGCTGGCCAGCGCCGCCTCGAGGGCTTCGAGTTGAGCTTGCGAGTAGGCCATGGATCAAGCCCGTTATCGCTTCATCCAGTTCGAACGCACCGTCCGGCGGCGCACCGGCCGCACGGATGGGGGAGCGGGAGGCTCGGGTTTCGTCGCCGGCGCGGGCAAGAGCTGCTCCAGTTCCCGCCAGTGCTTCTCGGTGAAGCGGTCGATGCCGTAAATTGACGCGGCTGCCCGGGCATAGACCCGGCAGTCCAGCGCCTCATTGCGCCGGTTGGGCGCGACGACCCAGTGGCCCTTCACCAGGCTCTCCGCGGTCAACTGCCGAAAATACTCTTCCTCGTAGCGCGGGAAGTGGCAGTAGCCCGCTGGGAACGGCTCGCGGCTCTCCTTCGTCGGCGGCACGAGACTCAGGCGGCTGTAAAGTTCCGACTTCGCCACCGGCGTACCAAGCGTCCACAGCCGCGTGCCGCGCCGCTTGCTCGCATCCACAGGCGAGGCGCCCAGAATCAGCCGGTCCGTGCGCGCCGTGCCTTTCACCGCCACGGCGGTCTTGGGATGCGCCGCCCGCGCCCCAGCGGGTCCCCAAGAGGCCTGCGGATGTCCTCGCACCCAGTCGTAGGTGATGCGCGGGTTGAAGCCCGAGTCGACGCACAGCACACGGATCGGCATCCGCATGCCGCTCGCTTGCGGGAACTCTTCCTGAAGCAGCGCGTCGAGCTGCCGCCAGACATCCGCTCGCGCCGTGTCGCCCACGAGCAGGCGGTAGTCGACCGACCAGGACTCCTTCGCTCGCCCCCAGGCCACCACTTCGACTTCGATCCGGTCCCGCTGAACGTCGGCGCCAGCGGTGAGAAACAGCCCGCCCTGCGGGACCGTGCCGATCGGATAATCCTCGCGGCGGTCATACAGCGGCTGCCAGTCGGGCGCATCGCCGCGCTCCTGCCAGGATTCGCCCAGCACGAGATTCACGAACGACTTCAGCCGCTCGACATCCTTCTGCGCCTTCTCCCAGTCATCCGCCGCGCGCTCCCAGGAATACCACCCCACCGGACTGTAGAGGCTCGACAGGTGATACCCGCGCGTGCGCCCGTCGCCTGCCGCCTCGGGCCGCCACTCGCCGCGCGCGAGCATCGCGTTCTTCTGGTGATTGAAGATGGCCTGCTCGCAGGCGATGCAGTAGTAGGCCGCCTTGCGCGGCTCACCCTTCGGCCAGCGCAGACGCTCGAACTTGAGCACCTGAAACTCGCCGCAGTGCGGGCAGGGCACCCAGTAGCGTCGCTGGTCGCTTTCGGCGAACGCCGCCTCGATCCGGCTCAAGCCCGTCACCAGTGGCGTTGAACACATGAAAACCTTGCGGCGCGAGAACGTCCGTGTCCGCGCGAAGGCCAAGTTGATCGGATCACCCTCGCCGTCGACGTCGCCCGGATAGGCGTCGATCTCATCCAGGAACAGATAGCGCACGGCCATCGAGCGCAGCCCCACGGCGCTGTTGGCCCCCGTCATGACCAGCACGCCG